CAGGTGGCCTACGCCGTTTCAACCTAACTTAATAGTTAGAAACTAAGTCACTCAGGGGGGCTGCCGGAGCCCTTGCAGTCCCTCTGAGTCTTTAGAAAGGATTACAATGAGCATCACAACTGTTGCAGAATTAAGAACCGCTCTAGGCGTGGGAACTCTCTACGCTGACAGCGTGCTTCAATCTGTCTGCGATGCTGGAGATGAAGTATTGTTGCCTTTTCTATGGACTAACACGACTCCTGCCGTAGCCCACAGCAATGTTGGCACAGTAGGAACTTTGTATTTTAATGACTATGTGCAAGATGTGTTCTATGTAGGGCAGCAAGTTGCCATCACTAAGTCAGGCACTAAATTTAACGGCACAAAGACAATCACCGGAGTTGCTGAGAAAAGCATAACTGTCACAACAACTCACACTAGCGACAACCAATATCACCCAATCAATCCTTATGGACAGGTAGCGGCAGATACTTATGTCGATTACACAACTATTGCGGCAGTACAAGAAGCCAGCTTAATGATCTGTGTATCTATCTGGACTTCTCGCCAAACCAACTCTGGCAACGGCATGAACCCAGACGGGTCAATGGGCAACCTTTACGCTATGTCCTCACAGCTCATCTCTCGCGTCCGTGGCTTACTTGCACCTTATCTTGACCCTCGTTCTATGGTGGGCTAATGCCAGCGATAACCACCCTACGAAGCACTATCGCAGCGGCTTTAACCGATAACACAAAATACAGCGTTTACGCGTTTCCACCAGCTACGCCTGTTGCTAACAGCCTAATTTTAACTCCGGCAGACCCCTACATTGTTCCAACTAATAACGATAGAACTTCTGTTGCGCCAATGGCTATGTTTCGGTTGCAGATTCTTGTGCCTTTGCTGGATAACGCTGGCAACCTTGCTGGCATGGAAGATGACATTGTCAGAGTATTTCAATTACTAGATGCCTCAAGCATTGTCTTTAACGTAGGAAGCGTGAGCGCGCCAAGCGTCCTGTCAATCGCTTCCGGAGATTTACTGGTCTGCGACATTGCAATCAGTACCCTAACGGAATGGAGTTAAATCATGACCGATTTAGCGCAATGGGAAAAAGAAAACGAAGCGTTCCTGATTAAAATCGGTCAGGTCGCTCCAGCAGCAGCAACAAAACCAACAACTAAGAAAGACGAGGAATAAACTAAATGGCAGTATATCTAGCAAATACGGGAATCCTTACTGTTAATGCGGTTGATCTCTCAACTCTAGTATCATCAGTAACAATTAACAGAGCATTCGACGAGCTTGAGGTCACAGCACTTGGCGATGGCGGACACAAATTCGTAAAGGGTTTGGAAGCATCTTCAATCACAATCGACTTCTTTAATGATTCAGCAACTTCAAAGACACTTCAGACATTGCAGACAACATGGGGAACAAACACAGTCGTAACATTTAAGCAGGTTGATGCAGTCGTATCAGCTACAAACCCTCTTTACACAATGACTTGCCTTGTCAACAACACAACACCAGTAAACGGTGCAGTTGGAGACCTATCAACTCAAAGCGTAACTTGGAACGTATCAGGTACAATCGCTGTAACAACAGCACCATAACCAACTAACTAAGGGGCTAACATGGCAAAACTCAAAGTAACAAGGGCTGATGGACAGGTAAACGAGTACGAAATTACTCCGTTGCTTGAATATAGCTTTGAAATCTTTGCAAAGAAAGGCTTTCACAAAGCGTTGATAGAGGATCAGAAGCAATCTGATGTCTATTGGCTCTGCTGGGAAGCAATCCGTCGTTCAGGTGAAACGGTTAAACCCTTTGGGGAGCAGTTCTTAGAGACACTCAAGTCAGTTGAGGTCTTAGAGTCTGACCCTTTAGAGTAGATCGGAACTCCCTCACCTATCTTGCAGCTCGCTTGAGTTACGAGTATGGAGTTCCGTTTCAAACTATCGTCGAGTTATCGCCGATGGCTTTTAAGGCACATATAGAAGTTCTCAAGGAATTAGCAAAGGAGCGAAGCGATGCGCATCGAAATACGCGGAAACGCTGACCTTCGCAAAGCAATGCGTCGCTTTACTCCTGACCTAGAGAAAGCCTTAAAGAAAGAAATCTCAGCAATCCTGCGCCCTGTTGTTTTACAGGCTAAAGGTTTCGTACCTGCTACTTCTCCCATGCGTGGTTGGGCTGCTCGTTCATTTAGCGAGGGAAGATTTCCAACCTATAACGCTTCAACAATCAAAGCTGGAATTACCTTCAGCACAACGCCAAGCAAGATTAACTCCAATGGGTTTAGCTCAATGGCAAGAATTGAAAACAGAAGCCGCGTAGGTGCTATCTATGAAAGTGCTGGTCGCAATGGTGATCAAGGTCAACCTTGGGTCGGACCTAAAGCTGGAGGCAACAGCAACAAGGTAAGTAAGTCTAATAACCCTACAGCCGGAGCGCAGTTCATCAAGAACTTGCCGCCTCTTGTGTCAAGCCTCAAAGGTCGCGGTCGTTTAATTTATCGTGCTTGGTCTATGAACCAAGGCAAAGCAGAAGGCGCAACAATGAAAGCCATTGATAAGGCTGTGTCTCAATTTAGAGCAGAAGCCGCTAAGGGAATCGGGAAGGCAGCGTAATGGCGGCACCAGTGAATGAGACGATTTCCATTGGCTCAAAGGCAGACACCCGTGGTTTTAAGAAGGCTGAATCAGCCGCAACGAAACTTAATAAGACACTTAGAAACCTTGGCTTAGCCCTTGGCACAACAGCTTTAGTTGCATACGGCAAAGCAGCAGTCAAGGCTTTCGCAGCAGACGAGGCAGCAGCCAATCGACTAGCAACAGCAGTAGATAATCTTGGGCTTTCGTTTTCTCAAACTAAGGTGACAGATTTTATTGCCAACCTAGAGCAAAGTGCTGCCATTGCAGATGACGTTCTGCGTCCAGCCTTCCAAGGTTTATTGACAACAACTGGATCACTAACCAAGTCTCAAGAACTTCTCAACAATGCCATTCAGATTAGCCGAGCAAGTGGCGTAGATTTAGCCACAGTTGCAACCGATTTAGGCAAAGGTTATGTAGGAATTACTCGCGGACTTACAAAGTACAACACAGGTTTAACTAGAGCAGAGATTACAACCAAGTCATTCAACGAGATTCTAGGCATCATGCTCGCTCGTTCAGCTGGAGCAGCTCAAGATTACTTGACCACAACCTCTTACAAGATGGAAGTTCTTACAGTTGCAACAGGCAACGCTCAAGAGACAATCGGTAAGGGTTTAGTAGATGCCCTTGCTCGCATAGGCGGTGGAACAGAAGCAAGCGATGCCGCTAAAGCCATTGATAACATTGCAAAGTCCACTAGCAATGTAATAGTTGCATTGGGTGCTGGCATCGGATTCATTGAGAAGTTCCGTAAGGCATACACTAACTTTTTAGCAGGTGGTGATGTCAATGTTATGATGCAAGGCGCACAGCCAACAACTAATCGTTCAGCATCTCCAGCAGGTACAGCAGCTCGCACAAAACAACAACGAGCAGCAGAAACATTAGCAGCCAAGCGAGCCAAGGAATTAGCAGCCTTGCAGACTAAGCAGGTCAAATCTCAGAAGGCTTTGACTGACGAGCAGAAAAAGCAAAACACTCTCAAGAAGGCTGGCTCAATCTTTGACCTTGAGCAGGTTCAACTTATTGCAGCACTTAAAGGCAAGTTATCTGATGAGGATCGTAAGCGCATTGAACTTCAGCTTGCTTTACTTACTGGCAATGTGTCAGAAGCAACCAAACTTGCTGGCGAAATTGCAAAGGCTCAGGGATTAAGTAAGCAATTATCTGGCTACCTTACAAGCCTTCCAGATGCAAAGAACCCTTTTACAGCGTGGTCAGCCTATCTTGATGACCTTGCAAAGAAAGCCGCTCTAGTTGCAAGTGTTGGAGGTTCACCTTCCATAGGTACGAGCTTCATGAATCAAGTAATACAGCAATCAGGAGCAAACGTTCCAATTCAGACAAACGTTATTCCAATGCCAAAGCCATCTTCAATAGGCTCAGATTTCATGAATAGCGTTATACAGCAATCGGCATCAAATAAACCGATGCAAGTCGTAGTTCAAATCGATGGCAAAGCAGTTGCATCATCATTACAGAATTCTTCCCTTTCAGGTATTGGATCATTCGTTGACCGAGTAAGCGGCGGTTAACCATGGCATTACCAGCAAGCATCTCGGTATCCTTCGACTTCTCCTCGGGTGCGACATTCGGCTATCCCTTCACGATTGGCGATGCTAAGTATGGAGTTCTAGGTACTGGCACACTTGCAGGTTCTACCGTTCCATTGCCAATCATTGACCTTACTCCGCAAGTCCGTAACATCACCATTGACCATGGGCGCAACGTCCAGTCAGATACCTATGAAGCTGGCACAGCAGTCATCAGAATCATTGATCCTACTTCTCAATGGAATCCACAAAATACCAGTTCTGAGTTCTATCCTTACCTTGTACCACTTCGCAAGATTCGTGTATCAGCTACAACAACCACAGCGCAGGAGTTCTTATTCTCAGGCTATACAACAGAGTATCGATACTTCTATGACCAAGCCGAGCAAATGGGCTATGTGGATATATATGCAGCCGATGCTTTTCGTTTATTTAACTTGGCTCAGGTTGCGACAGTTGCAGACTCAGGTGCAGGACAGGCAACCGGCACACGCATTGGCAAGATACTAGATCAGGTTCAATTCCCTAACAGCATGAGAACCATCAGCACCGGCAATTCTTTATGTCAGGCTGACCCAGCAACACTTCGCACATCCCTAGCAGCAATCAAGAATGTTGAATTCTCCGAGCAAGGTGCGTTCTATATTGACGGCTCAGGTACAGCCATATTCAAGAGCCGCAACGAGGTTGCTTCATCTATCTCTGGAACTCCTATCGAGTTTAATCAGACCGGCGGTATCCCTTACCGCAATGTTGTCTTTACCTTTGATGACAAGCTCATCATCAACTCAGCCAGCATGCAGCGCATAGGCGGCACAGCTCAGGTCTATCAGAACGCAACAAGCATTGCTAAGTACTTCCCTCATCAATACAGCGCACAGGACTTGGTTATCGATACAGATGCCAATGCTCTTAACATCGCTGCAACCTATGTGGCTACTAGAGCTGAGACAACCATCCGCATCGATGCCATGACTGTTGATCTACTAGACCCAGCAGTTCCAACTGACACAATAATTGGCTTGGACTATTTTACCAATGTGAGAATATCCAATATCCAGCCTGACGGAAGCACTATAGTTAAGACCTTGCAGGTGCAGGGACTTAGGTGGGAAATCAGTCCAAATGCAATGCAATGCACAGTTACAACACTTGAGCCCATCGTTGATGGATTCATCATCGGAAGCGCAGAACGCGGTATAATTGGCGTGAGCGCAATGACTTACTAGGAGATAATAAATGCCAACATTCCCAGCAGCGACGGGTGACATCCTCACAGCCGCCATGTATAACGGGCTCATTGCCTTTACAATCGATGCAGACGCAACAGCAGACTACACAGCAGTAACTGACGATCAGTACCAAGTCTTAGTGCCAATGAACAAGGCAACAGCAGTTGCGTTCAAGATTCCTACTAATGCCTCAGTAGCCTTCCCAGTAGGTACAGCAATCACAGTCCTCAACAAGGGTGCTGGAGTCTGCACAATTAGCGCAGTCACATCAGGCACAACAACAGTTCTCTCAGCCGGTGCTGTAGCAGCTTCTCCTACTTTAACCCAATACAAGACAGCGGTTTGCATCAAGACTGCTACAGATACTTGGTATGTTGCGGGTGGTATTGCGTAGTGATTGGAGCAATTACAGCAGCTCTCTACGGAGCACCGTTTGTCCCTTTAACTGTAACTGGCGGCACTCTTTATACTTCTGGTGGATTCAATTACAGAGTATTTACTTCAAATGGAACTCTTGGAGTTTCTGGGGGAACTTTAAGTTGCGACGTACTTGTTATTGGTGGCGGTGGCGGCGGCGGTCGTCGGCATGCGGGCGGCGGCGGTGCTGGTGGAGTTTCTTACCAAACTTCTCGTTCTGTTAGTTCTAACGTAGATATTACGGTTGGCGGCGGCGGCGCTGGAGCTGTCACTAATGGCGTGGGCACAGTTGGTCAGAATTCAACATTCGATACCTCAAGCATAATTACATCAAATGGCGGCGGGTTTGGTTCTGGAAACGTTGAAGGCACCGGTGGTACAGGTGGTTCAGGCGGCGGTGGAGACGCTGCTGGAACGGGTGGAACCGCTAATCAAGGAAACACCGGCGGCGCAACAGGATACGGTTTCAATGGCGGTAATGGTAAAGGCGATCCCGATTATGTTGGCGGCGGCGGTGGTGGCTCGGGCGCAGTTGGAGTTGCGGCAACTAGCACAGTAGGCGGTAACGGCGGTGCAGGAAAAAACACTTGGTCTACATGGGCAACAGCTACATCAACAGGAGTTAGCGGATTTTATGCTGGCGGTGGCGGCGGCGCTTTATTTTATACCGGCGGCACACAAGGCTCAGGTGGTTCAGGCGGTGGTGGCGCTGGAGCACAAGGCGCTGCTGGAGTTAATGGAACTGCAAACACCGGCTCAGGCGGCGGTGGAAACGGTGGCGGCGGTTTTGTTGGCGGCACAGGTGGTTCAGGAATTGTTATTGTGAGGTATGCAGTATGAGTCATTGGGCAGAAATAGATTCTACTAACACAGTCATAAGAGTATTAGTAGGTGATAACAATGACCCTAACGGCGATGAGGGTTATCAATGGCTTATTGATAATCTTGGCGGCGCTTGGATTAAGACTTCCTACAATGGAAATATTCGCTATAACTACGCGGGAATTGGTTATATATACGATCCAATCGATGACGCGTTCATTGCACCTGCACCTTGCGAACATAACGAATTAACACTTAACTCTCAGAAGCGATGGGAATGTTCTAATGAAGCCCACGCTTTCTAAAGCAGGACAACAGCTAAGGTTGCAAATCGATGATAGTTACCCAAGTCGAGATAGAACCTCGGATGGATGGATTGGCGATACTCGTCATTCAGCACGTCCTTCTGACCACAATCCTGATGCAAAGGCTAACTTCATCGTCAGAGCCATTGATATTGACAGGGATCTGGCTGGAAAGAAGAAGCCTGACCTCATGCCTGACCTTGCGGATCAGATTCGACTCTGCGCAAAGTCTGACAA